GAGCATTTAGAAATGGAAATTAAAGAAATCCCTCAGGAAGAGTTTAAGACTGGCAATGATGAAATTAAGCAACTATTAGAAGAGAATATTACTCTTAAACAAGAACTCTTAAGACTAAGGGATGCTCTCTCTATGGTGGAGAAGGTTATTAATTTCGCGGTTGCATCCCAATAAAATAATCTTCCTTAGTGGTATAAATGAAGGGATATGTTTATAAGATTACAAATGAAACTCTTAATATTAATTATATAGGAAGCACTCATCAAGTTAATCCTAAGCAGAGATTATATAGGCACAGATGGATTGCCAAACAACCTGCCACCTGTCAAAGATATGGAGAATTGTTTAATAACAAGTGTTCGTGGGAGATTATCTGGGAAGGTTTCGTTAATACAGAACAAGAACTTAAAAGATTAGAACAAGTGTTTATGGATATTCATAAATGTATTAATAAAAATTGCGCTCATATTCATCCCAATGAATACGCTGATAAAAGAAAACAATATAAGAGAAAATATAACCAGACTGAGAAAGGTAAAGTCTCTAAGAAGTGGCAGTCATACAGAGCGAAAAATAGAAATAAAATTAATAAAGAAATAATAAAATCTATACCAATAGTAAATGGCGACTAATAAAGAAAAGTTTAATCGTAAATATGGATTTGAGAAAGGTTCAGGACATTCAGTCGCTGAGATATCAAGAAAGACTGGTATATCTACATCAATACTTAATGAAGTTAAAAATAGGGGCAGAGGTGCACGCAAGACTAATCCAAGTTCTGTGAGAAATATGAAAGGTGTTAAAGGTGGAGCAGGAACTAAAATGTCAGCAGACCAATGGGGTCAGGCACGCATCTACTCTTTCGTTATGGGTGGTAAGACACAATCCACAGCAGATAGAGACCTCTGGCAAAAAGCGAAAGGTAAGAAAAAAGTAGAAAATAAAAATAAAAAAAAAAATATAAATACTAAAGTAAATGGCGCCAAAGACAGCAAAACCAAAACCAAAGAAAAAGGATACAAAGGCAAGTAAAGATGATGGAAAACCTCTTTATAAACCTATGAAATCTACTAAGGCAGGGAAGAAGAAGATGGTATATGTTAAGTCCGCATCAGGCGGTAAAAAATTAATACATTACGGAGATAGCAGTATGCAAGATTTCACACAACATAAAGACCCAAAACGCCGAGCATCCTTTCTCGCTCGCGCGAAAGGTATTAAGAAGAAAGATGGTTCATTAGCATACAAAGATAAAAACTCTCCCAACTATTGGGCGGTGAAAGACCTATGGAAAGGTTAATCAAACTTTAAGATAAACTTACCAGAGGATTTAGTCATTTTCGCTAATCCATCATTTTTTAATCTCTTTTTTTTTTCTAACCTCTGCTGACATCTATATGTTATCACAGGTTGTATAGGACCATCAAGTTCTCCCCAATTATTTAATAATTTTATTGCTCTGCGAATTGTAGAGATATCAGAATACTTCCTGATATATTCAGCATCCTCTAATACTTCCTCTTTCTTCTGGTAGGTTGTAGCACCCAGACAATATCCAGCAATTTTACAAAAGAAGATTATATGTTTCGCTTTATCTATGACTATATCTTTCTCCTTGATACTTAACATCTGCTTAGGTGATGGGTTCTTTAAATAGTAGCGGAGTTCATCTAAATCATCTATATCAAAATACTCTTTTCGTGGTGTTATCATATCAATTGTGCGTAAGTGTAAATCTAATAAAGATGTGAGTGTGTCTTTATTAAGTTCTCTGTAATTATCAATATCCTTTAAGTCATAAACATCAATGATTTCTATTAAGTCCTTCTTCGTGTGTGATTTATGTATTACCATTTTATATTATAAAATAAAATATATTTATTAATAAATGCCAACGCTCGCAATGAATATGACCCTCCCTAATGAGAAAAGTGCACGCAAAAATGCCCCCCAACCGAAGTCAGGGGGCAAATCTGCTCCTAAATCTAAACGAGGATATAAAAAGAAGAATATGGATTACTGGAATAAAAAGAAAAAGAAGAAATAATTTTATTAGCAAAGCATACTTCGTTTAACGAGTAGTAATTTCGCCGAAGTAATTGTTAAACGAGCGCCACACATACACATAGTCTTGCTTCTTGCCAGAGTTCTGACCCATCTGCTGTAGGAAATCTACCTTCTCATCACACTCTGGAAATCCATACCTCTTCGTCAAGTCTTCATAAATCTTAGGGGATACATTAATTGCTACAGGACAATAGAGATTGTGGCGACATACTGAAATCATAGGGATAAGGAAGTTCTTGTAGTAATCATCATCATCCACAAATACCTTCATACCATCATAGACCTCCAGGTTCGCATAGGGAGGGGAAGTCAATACAAGTGAAATATTATCCACAAGTATCTCGGACTTAAAAGTGTCAGCATCAGTAGGCATAGGACGATTGCGAATGTCAGCATCGGTATTAATAACACCACCAGCATCCTTGATACCTTGTATCATAGCAGAACACATCACTGATATGTTCGCATTCGTATCATATCCAATATAATTGTAGTCCGATGATAAAGCACCGAGAACACGACCACCCCAACCAGCGCAAGGGTCAAGGATTGTTCGGAGAAGTGGATACTCAACCTGGATAGGCAGATGAGTTGCCAGTCGCCATATCAGATGTTTCGCTGTCGTCGGTTTAAAGAATGTGATTGCCTTATTCAGTTCATAGGCATCCCTGACTGAGGGCGCCCGACCTTTTCGGCGGTCCATCTTACACACACGCTCCCAGTATGCCTGTGGGTCAGCAGTGTATTTGTCTTTGAGGCACTTACCTTTATACTTCGTAGGAACAAGTCCCGTAATGTAGTAGCAATACACAAGAGGATTGGCAACGAAAGAACATTTGTTCTCGTGCGGTTTCCAAGTGATTAACTTGTTCCACTCTCTGAATATCTCTTCTTTTGTCAGGGACATCTCACCTATCAACTGAATGAAGAACTCTTGCCAAGATGGTGGAACAATCTTGGTCGGATTAAGACCGAATGTCTCTGTGTCTTCACCGAGGATGAATGCCTTATACTTGTCGCCCTTCACCCAGACCTTTCCGTTGATAATCTTACTCATCTCTTTTATTATATATCTGCTTTTTGTCTTTAATATGTTTTATTTCTATTCTATGGGTGGATACGCTGGTTATTGCATATGCACCCCTTTTAGCGGGCATTTGTGCAAATGCTACTTTTTGCCCTTACCCTGTTTTTTATCTAAACCACGGCGCTTGCCTTTCTGTTGCATCTCAGTCATCTTCATATTGCGATGTTTCTTCTTTTCATCTTTCTTAGGTTTCGGTTTTTTACCTGGGTCATTGTAATCCTCAAAGACATCCTTAGGTCTTACTTTATTATCTTTCTCTATACCATCCAAGATATCAAACTGCTGTAAAGGGTCTGGAAGACCCTGAGTATCATTAGGATTATGAAAGAATGTTATACTCTTTACTTCTTTCTTTTTCTTACTATCACCGACGCGCTTGCCCTTATTCACCATATTATTATTTATTATATAAAAATATTTTATTTATTATAATATAAAATGAGTTTAGTAATTTGTAGCAATGTGCAAGGTGAATACGATAATGACGGAGACAATCCTGATGAGGCATTCGCCACCAAGACTGGAATACAGAACCCTGCTTCGTTTCATAATCATTTAGTTAATCCAATGAAAATACCTCCTAATTCAGAAGTAGCAGTCGCATCTGTTAAATTAAAGAGACAATCAGTATATAATATTACTGACGGAGATATATTTTATTTTCAGTTAGGCACTGCTCTGGAAGATGTAGAAGGTAATGCTGTTAAGAACCAGAAAGATATTCTCTCTGGTCCTCAGAAAGTTAGAATACCACCTGGAACTTATAGTCAATCTACTATTAAAGTAGCACTTACGGACGCTCTTAAAGAAGTTCTTTCTCATCCAAGTTATTTTAAGAGAGTTAAAGTTTATGATAGTTATACAGCAAGTGATGTATGGAATGGATTTACCTTTCGCTTTGAGGAGTTTGCTGGTAATACCAGAGCAACCAATTCAGCTGCAACTTCATTACAATGGCAATCATATCATCCCAATACAACCAATCATAGCGGTGGTGGTGATTGGTCTGTTGCTGCAAATGGAACTAAATGTGAAATCACAAGAATAGAAGATAACTCGGCAGGGGATGGTAATAAATATGATGAATGTTGTGTTATTAATACTAACTCTCCTATGGATTTAGGCGCTAAAGTCGGTGGCGATTTCTCTGGTGAAGTTATCTTTGAGTTATATGGAGATTACAATGAGAAAGATACTGCCGAAGCATCTTTCTTTCTTACAAGACCTCCGCGAAATAATGGAGATGCTGGGATAAATCACGGAACTCTGGATGAAGGGGCATTGTATAATAGATTTCAGGTAGGTAAGATGTGGAGTGCTGACCCTGATAAAGATAAAGTAGGACAGCATCCCAATGCTGATTACATCATCTCTTGGAGTAATTTTTATGACACAGCAGCAGAGGAAAGACGACTATTCCTTCATCAGCAAGTATGGGATGAAGATTTAGGTGGTGTTGTCTTAAAAGAAGTAAAATATTGGAATGCTGGTATTACTGGTGTTTCAGCACAGATTAAAGCAAGTGATATCGGTAGTCCTGGCAATCCAGGAAATGGTTGGGATTATCCTAATAATAGTGGTGGGAGTGGTTTATTCCCTTACTTTAAGATACAATTTGTAGGTTCTCACATTAAATTAGAAATGGCGAAACATACTAAAGGTTCAGGTGCTTTCAGTGGTGGATTACCGAATGCTTGGCAGACTATCGTTGATAATACTAATGCTGCACACGATGATGGTAGATATACATTCGCTCCTATTAATCAGAATAAAGAAGCATTGTATATGGGTGTATCACAAGTAGTTCCTACTAAAAAGGTAGTCATACACAGAGTATATTGGAATGACCCTTCTAATTACAATTACGGGACTATTATTAATTCAGATAATACTAAACAAGAACTTAAACCTTCTTCATATTCTTCTAAAGTTGATTATGACCCGACACCATTTGATTTAGAGGTCCTTAAAGACATAGAAAGTCGCGAAAATCAACAGATGAAAGATATTACATTTAATCATATCGGTAAGAATGGCACAGGGGATAGTTTAGCAATGAGTAGAGCATTAATTGTTAATACACCTAATTCACAGACTATCGCTGATGGTATATACTATCCGTCGCCTGGCGCCAATATGGGAAGGTATCTGGGATTTCCTAATATGGGTGTTATCAGTTCATCACAATTTGGTTCTAACTTTGAGGATGATGGAACAACAGCAGATACTAACCCAGCATCTGTTTATAGTATATCTTCGGTTAAAGCACCTGAATTAAAGAAACATAGTTGTTTTATTAAGTGTTCTAACTTAACAGCACAGAGTTATAACTTCTGTAAATCTAAACCTTCGCAGATATTGTATCATCTACCACGATTTGATAATGCGGGACACGATAGTGGTGAATTATTCTTTGAGGTTAAAGACAGACTATATGTAGATTTAAAGAATATTGATTTCATACAACTTAATGAATTAGATATTCAGATTGTTAATAAAGATGAAAGGATTGTAGGTGATTTATGTGGGGATACAATCGTCACTCTACACTTTCGCCATAAATCAGATAGATATTAATAGAAAGATAGAAGATTATAGAAAATTATAGATTTTATTTCTCTATTTTTTTTCTATTTATTAATATAAATGTCAAGTGAAATGTTAGATGTTAAGATGCCCGTGATTGAGACGCCACCCCTACCCGACCCGAATGAGGAAGATGCACCCACAGATAAATCTATTAATTCTCAAGAGGGGTTAGACACTCAGGCAGGGGTGGATACCCAAGAAGAAGATAGCGTAGAGGAAGAAGTTAAAGATATTATCCCTAATGATGAAGTATTCACAACGCCACAAGTCTCTAAAGTTAAGAAGAAGTGTTCCCAGAAACAATTAGACCATTTAGCGAAAATTAGAAAGAAAGCATTACTAAAGAAGCAAGAAAATAAAGCATTTATGGAAGAACAAAAAGCAAAACAAAAGAGGTTCTCTCAAATTGAGAAACAACAGAATAGACAGAGAAAAGTTAAGCAACCTCGCCCACAACATCGCGAAGCACAGGAATATGAAAATCCAGAATATCAAGGTCAGGAATATGAATATTATGAAGAACCTACTGCGCCTCCTCAACAGCAACCTCAGGTTGGAATGTATCAATTAACACAAGACCAAATTAAACAATTACAGAGAGATGCTATCAGTGAATATGATACTCTAAGAAGTCATAAAATTAAACAGAGACAACAAGTATTACGAAGACAGCAAGAAGAACAAGCAATTAATCAGAGCAGACAACAAGTATTCGCTCAAATGTCAGGTTCCAGTCAGCAACAGGACCCTTGGGCGTCGGCATTTAATTTTAATTAATTTTCTAATTTTATTTTTATATATTCTCTATTATAAATATGTCAGGTAGAGGAACTATTAAAGCAGGCACTTATGGAGGTCGCCGATTTCGTGAGAAACAGAAACAATCTCAGCAACAGAACAAGCAACTTGCAAAAGATATTAAAAAAGCACAGAGTTCTGTTCCTAAAAGTATGAAAATTAGAGAGGATTTACCTATGCCCGCCAGATTACCAAGAAGAGGTAATGTATTAAACGCTCCACTCGGTAGAGGTGGCACAGGTCTCGCTCCTACTATGTATCAAGATTTTGACGCTCCAGAAATACCATTCGTAGGTAAGAAACCATTTGCCCCTTACGGACGAAGCAGAGATGACAGAAGTAGAGATATTCAGGCAGTTGTTAATACAATGCCTTTAAGACAAGATGCAAGATATAATGCTCTTATTAGACAAGAAGTAGAACAGAGACACAGAGAAGAGTTAAACCCTGATATAGATTTTGAGGATTATACCGAACAAGAAGATATAGAAGATTTCTCCGCTCAGGCAGAAGCAGGAACAATTGTTGATGAAGAAACTGGTGAAATGGAATACGGAACTGCTGTCCCTGATTTTAGCGGTTTTAATGAAGTAGATGATTTAGCATTTGACCCATTCACCGACGACCCAATTGAGGATGATGTCATAGAAACAGATAGTGATGAAGAAGCAGAGGCATTCGGTAGAGCATTAGATAAAGCAGGAGAAAAGAAAAATCTTGCTGAAGAAATCGCAAGAAGAAAGGCAGAAAGACAGAGAAAGAGTATGTCTGCGCCCCCAGGTGAAAGAATGCGACCCCCTAATGGTTTCTTTGATGCAAAAGTTGATTTTCAGGCAGAAGATGATAGTGGAGCAGGAAGAAGAACTAAACTCTCTGACCCCACTAAAGAACTAAAATATATTAGAGGTTTAGCACCTCAGGAAAAAATGCCTACTAAATATTATTCTGAAAGATTACAGAGAGATAAAAAAGGTAATCTTAAAACTAAGAAAGTTAAAACAATTACTCATAGTGATGCGAAAGAGGATTATGATATAACTATTAATCCAATTGATGAAGATACACGCAGATTATATGAAGGTCGCACATTAGATTTAAGACATCCTGATGGAAGAAATATCGCTAAAGCAGAAAGGTCAAGAATGAAAAAACAAGACCTCTTAGCACAAGCAGGTTATCAAGAGAAAACTGATAAAAGAGTTTATGATTTGGGCGAAGGTGTTAAGAGAGACCCACGAACTCGTAAGGTTTTAACAGATAAAAAAGGTAATCCTAAAATGGAAAAGAAATCTCTTACAATTGCGCCAAGAACTAAACAAGTAGAAGAATTATGGGGATTAGAACAGAAAGGTATGAGTAGAGAAGACGATAATTTAGCATATCGCGACCCATATTCTGGACGCAGAGCAATCGCTAAGGAACCTGGTAAGAGAGCAACTAAAAGTAAAGAAGCAATCACTAAACACGCTCTTTATGTTAAATCACAGAGAGAAAAAGACCCTGATTATGTCCCAAGAGGATTTAATCAATTTAATTATGGCGCAGGTATCGGTCCGTTTGATAAAAAAAGACCTAAAGTCCCAGAAACGCAACCACAAGGACTTAATGATGTATCACAAGGTGTCAATGATGTATCACAATTATCTATCGGTGATGTGGGTGATGATGAATTAGATGCTCTTAAAGAATATGCACCCGCACCCCCGTCTGGATTTACTCCTTCACCAGCAATGATAAGAGAAAGTTCGCAATATGCAGAAAGTATTAGACCTGAGAGAGAAGCATTCTTTAATGCTCCATCAACTGCTAATAATCCATTAGGCGATGTATATATGGCGATGCCGAAAGATTATGAAGGTAATATAATACAAGCACCACATAAAGACCACGATAAAGCAAGAGGTATTCGCAGAGACAGAAAAGGAAATGAATATAAAATTAATCAATTTAGAAATATAACTAATCCACCTATGAGAAACTCTCAAGCAACTGCGGGAGCATCTCAACCTATGAATACAACTGCTGGGTCTATGCCTCCTGGTATTAATAATCCAACTACTCTTAGTCCTGAAGATTATGCCCGTGCTAATTTATCTATAAGACAAGCGAATACGACTTTCGTTCCTGAACCAATGTATGATTTCGCACCATTTGATTTTGATGATACAGATAGTATGTTTGATGGTCCTGATAGTCCGACCTATAATCCAGCAAGTCCCTAAGTATTAATTTTAAGATAATAATATTATATATATATTATAAATGGATAAATCATTAAAAACGACTACGAAAAATGGTCCAGGTAAGAAATTACAGCAGATGGGCGCTCCTGACCCAGATGATGATAGCGAAGATGATGAAATGGGTATTGATTTAAATGCTCCTCAGATATTAAAAGTCCAAGACCCACCTAAAGAGAAAGTGAAACCACTTCATCCTCATCTTCCTCAACCTCCTGCACTTTTATTAATGATATCACCAATTCGCACAGGTAAATCTACAATTATTAATAATTTATTATTAAATAGCAACTTCTTCGGGCAAGACTTCTTTGATGAAGTTATGTGTGTTTCACCAACTATTTATAATGATAAAACTTCTCGTTTCTTAAAGAAGGCATTTGATTGTTATGATGAATATGATGATGCTATTATTGATAATTTAATTGCGAAACAAGAAGCATATGAAGACCCACAAGATAGACCTGATATTGCTTTAATCTTAGACGATATTATTGGATTAATTCGCCGTGAAGCGAAAGTTAATCATTTAGCGAGTAGATTTAGGCATTATAATATTAAGTTATTATTAATGAGTTCTCAGAATTACAGAAAAGTAAGTCCTGTCATCAGGTCTAATTGCACAAATATGATAATTGGAAGTCCTTTTCCAAATATGAAAGAACTCGGTAAAATTGCTGAGGAGATAGGGGACCAGTTCTCTGGTGCGGATAACTTTTTAAAGATTTATTATAAAGCAACTCCCAATAAATATGACTTTCTTTATTTAGATTTACAATCCAACCCTCCACTCGCCTATCGCAATTTTGATGAGGTAATAGCAGTTGGCGGACAGCATAGAGAAGGAGAGGGATTTGAGGCAGGAGACATAGCAGGGAAACAAGCAGAGGTGAGTGCATCTATGCCTAAACAACAATATTAATTTTATTTATATTTTAATTTTATTATATTATACTTAATATAAATGGATTTAGGAAGTTCAGCAACCTTAGGACAGATGAGTGGGATGTTATCATATTCCAGTAATTTTAATGATAATGCGCAGAACAGATATGATAAAGCGAAAACAGAGATGGATAATAAAGTCGCTATGGTGAATGCTAAGGGTAAAGCAGAAGGATATTATGATAAAGGTTCTACTACTGGTGAAGGTATATCTACTGCTTTCACTGGTGCCCGAGAGTTCGGAAATGCTCGTAATTTTGATAGTGAAGTCGCTGGATTTGGAACAGGTAAAGGTTTCTCTGGATATTTAGCATCACAAGGTCAATTATTTAAAGGTCGTTTAGGTCAAGCAGGAGCAAGAATTAGACAGGCAGTCGGTGATATTGGTGAAGATGAATATAAAAATATTGTTAATAATCCAGCAAGATTAGGTCTAACACAGACAATTCAGAGAGGTAAAGTTCAGGGTCCCTTACCAGAGGTTTCACAAGCAGATAATACATTCGGTCAAGGTAGAGGAGCAACTGATAGTTTTGAGAGTTCTACTACTACTATCGCAGGACACGATACAAGTTTAGGTCCCATCACTGGCGCAGAGAGTAGAACTACCCCTGCTGGTGAAGATGCTGTAAGACAAGGAATGGAGTTCGGACAGGAAGCAGATAAATCACAAGGTCTTAAGGCAATTGCTGGAAGCGAAGATGCACAGAAGATGGCGAAAGCATCTGGAGGATTACTCGGTGCTGTTGGTGGTGTTGGTGAAGGAGGAATGAAAAGTAGTTTCATTAAGAAAGTAGGTCAATATGCGAGTGAATTACCCTCAGGACAAATAGGAGCAATTGCTGATGTAGGTGGTAAAGTTCTTGGCGGTATTGGTGCTGGAGAAGGTATTTATGATTTAGCGACTAATAAACATAAATCAGGTTTAGATGATTTCAGTGATATCAGCGATATTGTAAGTGGAGGTCTGGATGCAGCTGCACTCGCTATGCCGATACTTGCACCCGTCGCTGGATTGAGTAATATTGCCTCAGGTGTAAGTGATATCTTTAAAGATAAAGAAGAAACATCAGAACAAGATATTGATGATAAGAGAAATGCTCCACAACAAGCATCTATGTCTGTCGGTTCTTTAAGTAGTCAAGGTAAAGTCGCAGAACAATCGGTTTCAGCATATTAATTTTTTTTGTTTTTTTTATTTTTTTTTCTCAATTTTATTTTATATATTATATTATAAAATGAGTTTTTGGAGCGCGAATGATAAGATACCAGTTCAGCAGACGAAAGTTAATATCCCAGCAGAACACGGATTAGATTATACATCAGGTCAGAAGATTGATATAATCATTCCACCTACTATTAAGTATTTCCAACCTAAATCATCTTATTTAAGATTTGATGTAGAACTTCTTAATAAATTAGACCATCCAGTTAAGATGACATTGGATGGTGAGACGGGTGCACAATGTTTAATCAGGGATATTCGTATCTTTTCTGGGGGTTCGGGTGCTGTATTATTAGAAGAAATACAAAATTATAATGTTCTAACTGCTTTAAGATATGATTATGAAACTAATGACGCTATTAAGAATAAACGCGCACTCACAGAGGGTTCATTGACATACAATCCTACTCAGCGTTCTACACAAGGTAATACGAAATCTGTTTATAACAATACAAGACATAATCCGTATCACACTCCTTACGAAGACGCAAATGGAACAGCAGTAGATAATTCTGGTAATAATGATTGGTGTGAAGCACTTAATACTAATCAAGGAGGACAATACAATACTGCTAAAGTTCTTTTACCTATTCATACAGGTATATTCCAATCTCCCAAGGTTTTCCCATCTCTTCTTACAGAAGGTCTAAGAATTGAGATAATCTTAGAAGATGCCAATAAAGTATATCGTCTTCCCGATACTCTCCATCCTAACCGCAGACTTAATAGTGGTCTAAGGTTCCATTCTAAGACTGGCGCTAATGCCGATGTTAATGCTACAGCAGGTATGTGGGGACAGGGAGCAACCCAACCCCTTGCTGCAACTCCTGTCGTATATTTACAGAGAGAAAATGGTGCTATTAATTTACAGAATGTTCCTTTCGTAATCGGTCAAAAGGTATCATTCTATAAAGATAATAAAAGTTTCAGCGCCCAGTATGGTGGTTCAGGTTCTGCAGCAACGAAGAGAGGTAAGTATTCTCAAGAACTTATTATTAAAGCGATGGAAATGGAGGCAGGCGCTGGAGGTCTTTTAAAAATTACATTCGCTCACGCTGGGTCTATCCAAAATCTTACAGGAGAAGATATTAATAGTGATTGGGTCCTCTGTGATGATAGTGTCCTTGATTGTGCTATTACGACAGGCACTCCATCTAACGCAACTATTAATTTAGATTATAAAGTTAAGAATGTTGAGATGGTCCTACAAACTCTAACTATGCCTCAGGGATATACACAGAAACTATTGGGTATGATGTCATCGGGTGGTGCTATGAATTATGATTTCTTATCATTCACTAATTATAAATACTCTCAACTGAAAGGTGATAGAGTTATGAATATGAGACTTCCGCTCAATCAAACGAAGGCAAAATCGGTTCTCTGTATTCCAACTGATAGTTCAGTCTATACCGCTCAGCAAGTGATTGCTGGTGAAAATACCACGGGGACCTATCAATTCCCTGCTGAAGATGAATACCCAACCGCAGACGCACCTGATAATCTTACTTATTTAGAAACTATAGATGATTGTGATAGAGGTTGTGTTAGTAATCGCTCTGGATTAACTGGTATATGTGATGAATGCACTGATTATCAATTCTTCTATAACGGACAACTCAATCCATCAAGACCCGTAGGAACAGATAAGATTGCTCGTCGTGTGGGGGTCCAACAGCAACCGCTCGTGGAAGGCGAGAAAGCACTTGCAATGGCAGGAATACAACCACTATCATTTATGAAGTTTAGGGAGAACTTCTTTATAGGTCGCGCACTCGCACTTCAGCAAGGTGTCTATAATACTGCTGGAAGAGACTTTAACTTACAAGTGAATTATCAAGGTAGTCGGGAACCTAAGAAGAATAAACTATGGAATAACTATGTCGCTCATATTCGCCGAATTGTGGTTCAGGGAGATAGTGTAGTCGTTCAGATTTAAGTGGCAGGGTATCCATAGCGAAATTAACCATTATAAATAAAAATAAATATTAATATGAATATATCGCTATTTCTCCTCGGGTAGGGGTGGCGACCCCCGATTAGTCTGGACTTCTTTTTTTAATAATTTTATTTTTTCTCAGCAATTTTTATATTTTATTAAGTATAAATATGAGCGTCCCAACAACTAATCTTCACATAACTCCAAGTAATGTATTATCTTCAGGTAAGATATCTTATAAATCAGGTAATCCAGTGATACAATTTATTATTGGCGAACAGAGTAGAGGTCTTCTCGGTCAGTCTTTAAGATTTACTGGTGATTTTAGACTTTTTAAGAACTCCGCGGAAGCAGTTAATGATACAACTTTAAGTCTTGACCCTCGCCTTGGTGCGTATTCTTTAATAGACCAACTTGTTATTAAATCTCAGAAGACACACGCTGTCATAGAACATATAAGGCATTATTCTCGTATGATGGCATCCTTCATTCCATTTACCAGCAATGAAGCGGATGGTCTCGGGCATATGTCTCAGACTGCTTTGACTATGCCTAATGCTGGATTGATGAAGAACTCTGTTGCTAAATTAAAGAGTGGTAAGAAGACTGGAAATCATTTCTGTATGCATCTACCTTGTGGTCTGTTTAACGGAACTCAGGCAATTCCTCTTGATACAACTGGTGGTCTATTAATAGAAATACATTTAGCACCCGATGGTAATGTAATCTTTGATGAAGGTGGCGACCAAGATACGAATGCTACTACATTCTATGAATTAAGTAATGTATTCCTCTGTGCTGAGGCGACCGAAGTATCAAGTCCTCCTGGTCCAGGAACCTTTGAGTATAACTCTGTATCAAGTTATTTCACATCATTTAATTCTACTCAGGCAATTATTAATTTTAATTTAGGATTAAACAATGTATTAAGTGTATTTGGTAATGTTATTCCAGCATCTTATATTAATTCACTGAAACATTTAGGGACTGCTACTCCGTATCCAGTTAATTCAGATAATAAACCTGCCACAATTACTCAGGCAATTTTCACTCGTGGAGGTGAAAAGTTCCCATTAGAGTTTAATATTGATACAATCCAGAAAGGAGATGAAACGCACAACGACCAACATTCTTATGATAGTCAGTTAATCCAAGAAGGTATGTCTGCTGTCAGGAAGTTCGCTAATATGAGTAGAACTATGATATCACCAGTTAATAGTTTTATTTCACCATCTATTACTACCACATCAGACGCCACAGAACTCGGTAAGATTGATGGAGGGTCTATGTTTATATTAGGAATGAATTATGATGCCATCTCTAATCAAGGAGTAAGTTTTGCCACACAGAACTTTGGTCTCAATCTTACGACTAATCTAACTACTGATAATCCACACGCACTTTTCTTGTTCGTTCATTCTAAGAATACACTTGTATTTGACGGACAGGGTGGGATGCAAGTGATGTCGTAAAGTGTTTTTTTAATTTTATTGTTTTTTCTTCGCATTTTTTATATTTCTTTAAGTATAAATGAGCGCATCAACTAATCCGAATGAAAATCAAGCAAGTGATATGCCGATGGCATCTGCTGGCGGTCCGCAAGGCGGAGCAGGGGCAATCCCTGATTTAATGAAAATAGGTAGTATTCCAGTCAATACTGTGCAAGAGGTGGAAACAGCGATTTTAGAACCTGTCGTAAAGAGTAATACTTTCTGTCGTTTTGTATTACCTAATAAAGGTCTTTTACATTCTCATTCTAAGATTGAGATTGGATTAAAGAACACTACAGAAAATGCTATCTTACCTATTAATGTAGGGGCATATTCTTTTATTCAGCGTGTAGCATTAAAGATTGGTAATCAGACTATTTCAGAAGTAGATGATTTCGCCCATTATTATGGTTATCGTTCTTTGTTTGTATCTAATGAGAATATGAAAGAAAGAGAACAGATGACTACAGGTAGATGTAATAGTTGGGGTTTTGCTTACACTGACAGAACAGCAACTGCTAATGATGGCGCTGGGACCCCTGCTGCAATATTATCTGGCGGTGGTGAAAGTGATAGTGTTGCTACGGGTATTTCTCTTGATAATGGCAGAGATGCTGATTTAAGTGTTGCTGGTCGTGTAGATACGACTGCTAAATATTCACCTAATAGTTGGTCTCTTACGAAACAAGGTTCTGCCCAAGATACTAATTTATATCAGTTAAGTCTTGCGGAGTTAGTCCCATTCCTTCGTCATAATCAATTACCTCTGTATATGATTAAAGAACAAGTGTCCTTAGAACTTACATTCAGTTGGAGAGGTGATGCTAACCAACCTACGGGTCGTGTAGTATCTACCAGTCTTAATGGAAGTTATGATATTGATGAAGAAAAACTCCGTATGATTTCAGACCATATCTTTTATCCTCAGGAACTTATGCTCCAATACGCTCAGGCGAATAGTGTATTAAACTTCACATATGCTGATTACAGACTTTCTAAATACTCTGTTGCCCGAGCAGACGCACAATCTCAGATGATTAGAAATGTTGGTGGTGCTGGTAGAGTTGTAAGTAAATTAATATGGGGTATGCAGAATGAAGGAAAAGGTGATGGCGGAGGTAAGAATGAAAAGAACTTACAGAATGCCTATCATAGTATTGCCCCTGCTCGCGATTATTCTGGCACTTTTGCTACGGATAAGAATGGTGATGCAGAGTTTAATATTAAATACAATGATAACTTTGAGTTCCCGATTGATGTTAAGAACCCTGCTCGGCATTTCCATAATGTAAATCAAGCAGAAGGTATGGTTCCTTTTATTAATAGGGAATTATACTCTCGCGAAGGTGAATGTCTATCTACCAGAGAATATTTTGATTTTAACCAATCTACCAATCTTTCTGGTCGTATGTTCTACCTCGCTCAGAAACTCACTAAACAAGAGCGTATTAATAGCAGAGGTATTGAGTTGTATTTTAAATATGATGACCTACCGAATAACTCTCCTGCTGGTTTCGGGACTGATTATGTTCAGAGGGTCTGGTTAGAAGTCTTAAGGACTGCTACTATTCAGAATGGATACACAGAGTGCTATTATGCCTAAACCGAAGGTATGCTGTGCTAACTATTCATATGTCTTAGTTGTTTTAAGTTTATTTTTATTATATCTATAATATAAATATAGATATGTCAGAACCCTATACGGATACAATTATCTTAGATTGTAATAGGAACTCATCAATAGAGGCGCAGAGTGGAAATAATGATAATCCAGCAATTTACACTTGTAAGCAAGGTCAAGGTGTGAAACTCAACCGAGGAGATAAAGTCTCTATTCATTCAGCATTTATTAATGAGATTGGTAATACAGATGGAACGATTGATGTGAAAGGTCAGTCCATTAAAGATACAAGAGGAATAGAGGTTAAATATACTCTTACAGAAACAATTGATAAATTACAATTCCCTATGGAATTAGATGATGTTTATTCGCAGAATACTCAGGCACCCTATGGCGCTGGTGCTGAGGCAACTAATTCACAGAAATGGGAATGGGGTGAGGTATCTGGTTCTAAAAAAAGACAGATATTACAACCATACGGACATCAACTCTGTGATTGTGTTAATGAAGAAAGAGAGTTTGTTATGAAAGATAATGAAATGAATATAGAAGTTAATTATTATAAGACAGCGAATGGTGAAAATTATTTTCATTTACCGAGAAGATTTGATTGTATGAAAGGAGTTCCTTGGGTTATTGGTAGAAGCAATGATGATGTAGCGAATGTTCCTACTACAATCCCTAAGACACCTGTGATATCTAAAAGACAAGATAACGAACAATCATTAAATTGGGCGTATTTCGGTATGCAATGGACTGGTGCGCCAGCGACCTATATGGTCCCAGGAACAGATGTGACTGCAGGAGACCCCAGTAGTGGAACAAATCCTACACGCCAATCTGGTGATTTACCTCTGGGAAAAGGGGACGGCGCTTGGAATGGTATGCCCTTGAGAGATGTAAGATTAGAAAGTCAGTGTGAAGATGATTGGGATTTCTATGAGTTAGGTGAAACTGCTAAAATGGGGAAACTCTCTACGGGAGACGACCCTGCTGGAAGTTTAGGAGTTTCTAAGTGGTTAAATATTCTTGGAACCTCTCGCAGACATAAATATAGAAATGATAACTCCCGATATATGATATTTAAGAAAGAAAGAACTTTTTTCACTCACGCTCCAACTTATACTCAATTTCTTAGTAATTCACAATTAGCAGATGTTATTAATCCAACTAATTTAACGGGTTCTACGACTAATGATTTCGTATCTTATAATAGTGATGGGACTGGAGGTCATACACAATTCACAACCACAGATGATGCTAAGTTTAATCATACTTATTATCATAATATAAGAGACCCAGCAATTACAGGTAATTGGATACCATATAGCGAAATTAAAAATGTAAAGATAGAACCAGGTTTTAAATCTCCTGAGGATATCGCAGAGGAAATTAGTAGAAGTTTAAATAGAACTACTAATGAAACAGAAGTCTATGCCAGAGTTGGAGAGCGAGGCACTCAGCAACCTCATATAGACGCATTCGTCCCTGGTGCGCGACATCAAAAGATGGGAGTGAAGAAGGATGGAGAGATATTTAAGACATTTTATTCTACTAATCATAAACATTTTAGTAGTGATAATGCGAAACAATATTTCACTGAAGATGCTGGGACGACCGCTGAATATCCAGAGAAGAAACCAGAAAATGTTAAATATATGAGTGCTTATCATTATATTGGTGTTAAGCGTCCTAATCTATGGATTACTGGAAGAGAGTTCTTCAGGCAAGCAAATGGAGTATTACCCATACCAGGTAATACTTGGGGTGAAACAGGCGAGTTCGGTATTAATAAAGATTTACCATTAGCAAGGAAACCTGCCTCCAACAGAAAAGATGTGCCATTTATTACTAATATCCCTTGGAAGTTTAGACACCAATTAATGGCGTTTATTAAGGCACAAGGAGAATATCCAGAGTTATTTAATTATTCATATAGTAATATTAAGAAGACAGGTTCTATCTTTGCGAATGATGATGATGTAAAGAAGGATACATTCCAGATGGGTAATTTTCACACAGGCAAGAGATTAGCAGGATACATTCATCTCTCTGTAATTAAGACAGACCATCCTATTAATTTAGATACGAATGGTAAATATAAATCTTCTTATAGAACCTTAGGAGATGATGGATATGCACAGGGAAAAACCACCGATTATAATGTAAGAGTGAATGCGGGAGAAGAGAATTACTCAGGACAGACCTTATTACAGGATAATCCGCCTTGGGATGGCGGAGTGACGGATAGTGGCGGGAGAGTGGGTCATTTTCCTTATTATGATTTATCGTCAGTCCCTCTTTGGTTTTATTTAGACCAGAGTAGAATTGATGAAGATAGTGGTGGTAATCGTTTAGATTGTCCTTATGATAATTTATGTTTCGGTTGTATGAAGAAATATAATCCCAAGAGAGATGATAATGTAGGAGAGGATATTGATTATATTGCTTTTGATGTAGAGACCATCGGTGGATATCCCGACCATCTCTTTCGTAGGTATGCAAATCCAACAGATAATACACTTACTGAGGTCTTAGATTATCGTAATTATTGTGGTTATGATAGGCATTTTTCTGCTTACGGAACTAAATGTGTTATGTTATACTCTGGGACATTATCAGGGACACAACCCGACTTATCTCCTGGTATGACTAAATTAATGAGTAGGTCTAATACCCAATTTCAGTATATGAGCGCACCTGCAGCTATGAATATCCCAGATGGTTATGATGCTAAAACTATTGTTCCATCAGTGGGGTCATTAGACCCTCCTGGAAGTGATAACGAAGTATATACAACAGGTTCCACGAAGGTTGAGTTAGAAAATACATATCAGCATAATTTAAGTAGTTATCTTGGCGCTAACTCTTTCCAATTAACTTATGATGGAGATACTGAAAAGAGATTTGCTTTCAGTAATTTACATACACCTGAATATATCGGTAATAATTTTAATGCTGGCAGTTCAGCAACAGACCCAATCACCGCAGATGCGAATAATATAGTTTATAAGATAAATAAGAGATTATCAGGTGCTAATTATTCTCCTGAGATGCAACCTTATCATACCGATATCACGACTACCGAAACTGATAAAGAGAATGTTAAAGTAAAAATATCTCTTAGTAATTTTAATTTAGGTCAGTGGGATAGTATTTATGATAGTAGTTCTGGTTGCGTATTTAAGTTTAGTAGTCTTGATAATGCGACTACATTAAGGAAACATTGGCATAAGTGTCTGTGGGGTTTGTTAGGTTTTTCATATAATCAATTACATAATGATTATAGTTTAGATGATGAAAAATATATTAATATAAAAGATAGATTACATTTTAATAGCAGATTAACACCAGATGATACAAGTAATACTCCTTTTGTCTTAACTAATGCTGAAATTAAGAGTGGTGATAGTTCTTTATTAAGAAGTAATTTATATGGCGCTCCTCTTTTTACACAACAGACCGCGACGACAGGACCAGTGTATTCAGGTCAATTACATATTGCTGAGAAGGTAGATAGTGCTTTTGGAATAACACTCTCTAATCCAGCAGTAAGTATCACAGCAACTTCTCTTTCTGTGAAAGCAGACAGACAACCTACGAAGATGTCTAAACCTTATTATTTATTAAAATCTAATATCATTAGTAATACAGATTATATTGGGAACGGACATAATGGTGAGAGCGGACAGAACCTTCCTATCATAGGTGTAGTTAATAAAGAAAATGGATTTGGTGATTATTATTTCCAGACAGACCAGAAAGCAGTATTTACTATTACTAATGATACAACTTTATCAGAAATTATCACAAGTATTCACGACCCAGATATGTCTTTGGCAAGGGTTGATAAGAACTCTGCTGTTTTATATTTAATACAGAAACAGAACAACAACAATTTAAATCTTATACCGCAGATGATACAACAGAAACAATTAAATCCTCAGCAATTAATGAACCCAATAATGACTGAAGCAGAGTTTAATTTATTATTTGATACTATGATATCAACTCCTTCTGTCGCAGAAGCAGAAAGAATAGGTTTCTCATTAGCACATTCTTTACAGAGTGGATTGACTGAACCAATTGACGAACAGAGAAGAAGAGGATTAGAAAGTTTCCTTGGATTAATAACTGGTGAAACGCCAGCAACTATCATAGGTCAAGAACCACAACCTGTTCCTATACAGGGTATGACAGAAGATATAATAAAACAAGTAGAAGAAGAAGGCGCTATGACAAGAGCAAAAGCAAGACAATTAGCACAGGCAAGACAAGAGATTATGCGCGCTCAACTCGGATTACAGAGAAGATTTATTAGTTCAGCAAGTAGAGAAGGTCAAAACCATACAGAACCACAATTACCGACAGATTTAAGAGGATTAGATTTAGATGTTGGATTAGAAAGGCAAGCGTCGGTGAGAACCAATACATCAACAATCGCAACTGCTCCAAGCGACCCAGATACGAGTGCCACCCCTGACACCCCTGAAACATCCGAAAATCCATAGCGTAATTAATTTATTTTTATAATGATGTATTTTCGCTATGGTAGGGGTGGCGACCCAGATTAATCGTCGCTCTCATCAACAACCTCAAAATCATCATCAGAGGAGTGGTCGGAGAGTTCTGGTTCTATATTAGGTTCCAGAGTAAATAGTTCTGGTTTATCTAATCCTTTATTATTAATACGAATATTAGCAAGTTTAATAATATAATTAAATACATCTTTCTGATTTTCATTCTTTAATGATTTTTTTATTTCTTTAACTTCTATGACATTATTTAAATCCAGAGGTTCCATTGTATTAATAGATTGTAGAAAATAAATAGATTGTTTTTCCACGCAACCTGTTTTGCACAAATGCCCGCTAATCCAGGTGCATATGCAATAACTACGCATCCAATCAAAAAATCAGAAAAGCAAAAAAAAAGTCTAACAATGTCCTCTATGAAGAACCTGATTACCGAAGAAGAGATGAAGGGAGGCGCGACTGCTTCTTTCACCCGTCTCTGTATTACCACGGGGCGCGACTGCTTCGGTGAGGCGAAACTCTCCAAGAAGTTTGATGTCTGGCGTGAGGTCCAGCAGAAGACCAACCCTCAATACACGATTGACGATGAGATTGCCTACCTCTTGGGAGAAGCATACAGCGGAGAACTTGCCAAGGCAGTCTTTGATGAACTCTATGAGGAGCAGGGATACACACTCAACTTGGAGACCAAGTCGTATGACACCCCATCAACTGATGACGAATAGATAGATTGTAGTAAGTGAAAGTAAATAAATAGATTGTTTCATCCTGTATTAATATCCACCCACACGCAAGCGGGCGTTGGTTTTGCACCAATGCCCGCTAAATTGCGTGCATATGCAATAACTACGCATCCAATCAATCAATCAATAGAAAATCCGAAAAGCAAAAAAATATGTTCGCTGTCAAGAAGAACGCTCAGGTGGAGATTGACGCTCGGCACCAGGTTTATACTGGTGATGAGAAGTTCGCTCTGTGGTGTGCTGGTGAGACATCCACAGAGGAGGAGCGCGACCAAGCAATCCAAGATGCTGGCGCTCACCCAATCCTCCGTTCCCTCTGGGAATACCCCCCCTTCCAAGACGGCGAAGACGGACTGAACGAGGATGGAGAAAAAATCAGGACCAAGATACTCCAAGAGTGCTTCGGTAAGGCATTCATCCGCATAGGATACAAGAAGGCGATGGAGGGTATTGAGTATCCTGCCCTCCAAGTCATCGCCACCTTTAACGATACTCCGCAGAAGACCTACAATTTCGGTAAGTTCCAGTTCCCCGAGACCCAAGAACAGATGAAGGTTTGGTTGGAAGAAGAGTTTGAGGGAGACTTCACAGACCTCGTCAAGTGTTCCTGTGAATACCGCACAGACCGAGACAAGTTCCCAGAGATAGACCAACCAGAAAGTCCAGACTGGTATTCTGAGATTAATGGCAAGTTCTGGTGGCACGAGAACACTTGTTCCGTCTGCCAGAGTGAGTATGTTGATGCTCGCCCTACCAATCCACCAGTCTGCGGACATTGTCGCCCAGATGTATGCTCTGCCTGTGTTGGAGACTGCGCCTGCTAAGATTGTAGTTAGTGAAAGTAAATAAATAGATTGTTTCATCCTGTATTAATATCCATCCACACGCCAAGCGGGTATTGGTTTTGCACCAATGCCCGCTAAATTGCGTGCATATGCAATAACTACAATCCCCAGCGTATCAATCTATAAAAGTATATAAAAGCAAAAAAACACAACCCTTTCGTTCGCGCAGGTCAATCAAGATGGGAGCAGATATGTCTTCTATGGGAGGAAGCGGTGCGATGCTGGTGGGTGTCTTCTACAAAGGCACTCGCTTCCCACAAATCAAGTCCTACACCCCAGAGGGATGGGAAAGCGTGAAGCACGACCTCCGTGAGGCAATCTCCAAGGGAGTGGAGAGACAAGGTAAGCACGAGATGATACGCTTTTCAGCAGACCAACTGGATGCTATGGAGACGGCGATGAACGAGATTACGGCACGCCAGAATGGTTCCTCTGTGTTTCTCTCTGAAGAAAGCACCACCCAAGTGGTCTCAGAGTTCTGTGCCTGGTTGCGCGAAAATATGGAAATCACTGGGACAGATGAAGAGGTGATGTCTCAGGCGTGGGTGTGCTGGACTATGGATGTCATCTGTCTCCTTGACTTCGGGGTAATCCAAGACGATGAGTTGTATGGTTTCCAGATTAGTAGCACTCTCCCAGGGGGTCCTGCTGATGCCGACCAGGGCATTCGGGCGGTAGAACAATATATGCGTTCTCACGGCGCTGTATTTCCTACTGGGAATGCTAACATTATGATGTCTAATGGAGACCCAGAGTTCGCGCCAGAGGGTTCTGAAATCAAGGCAGAAACTATGGTGGGGACCAAGAAGACTGGCGAGAAGAAGTATAAGAAGAGGAAGAACAAGAAGCAACAGAGGAGTGCTATGCGTCGCCACAAGAAATAGATAGACCCCGTCGCTTAGATAGGTAGTTAGTGAAAGTAAATAAATAGATTGTCAAAAACTATGTATTAATACCATTTCCACACGCCAAGCGGGTGTTCGTGTTTTGCACGAATGCCCGCTAAATTGCGTGCATATGCAATAACTACAACCCCCAGCGTATCAATCAATCAAAATATATATAAGACAAAAAACACAGACTAACTCTCTCACAGACACTCACAGACAATGCCGAACGGAGTTCGCAAGAGCGGTAAGACCCAGCACGCCAACAACCAGCGTGCCAAGATGGAGCAGAAGTATCTGGAGAAGATGGCGACACTCCAGGTGGAGTTCCAAGAGGAAATTAGCACGAAGGACAGCGAACTCCAGCGCCTTCGGGAGCAATCCAAGGAACTGACGGATGCTCTCAACAAGGCAGAGGGCAAGGACCTGGGCGAGGTTGCTTCTCTGAAAAAGAAGTTGTCCTCTGCCCGTATCCAACTGAATACCCAGACCAGGGAGATTACGGACCTCAGGGCAAAAGTCAAGGACCTGGAAGACCAACTCTACGACCCGATGGAGGATGAAGAACTCTCTAAGATGATTAGGGAGAAGTGGGAGCAGGACACTCTCTGCTGTCTGTGTAAGGCAGTAGAACTCCAGCATCCCAACAAGCACAGCGCCTCTCCAATCACCTCTGGTTTCTGCTGTTCCAAGTGTAATGCGGAGAAGGTCATTCCCTTTCGTCTGATGGTCGCCAAGGTTGGCGGATGGCAGAGGACTACCCCTCAATAGTTAGACCACGGCGCTTAGATAGGATATAAATAGATTGTAGTTAGTGAAAGTGAATAAATAGATTGTAGAAAAACTATGTATTAATACCATCTCCACACGCCAAGCGGGTGTTCGTGTTTTGCACGAATGCCCGCTAAATTGCGTGCATATGCAATAACTACAAACCCCACTCCCAGCAACTCAAAAGCATCACAAAAGCAAAAAAACACAACCCGAAACACTTGTGCCAGTTAAGTCGGCAAGTCTCTCTACACTCTACACTCTCTACCAGCAGTATGGCGTGCCAGACACTCTCTCGCAACCAATACCTCGCCTTCACCGAGGGCGCCCTCAACCCCTACAACATCTGCGTCCCGATGGAGAAATACGAGCGCGTCGTCTCCGCGGCAGACGATATGAACCTGCTACTCGCCTCTGCCGAGGCAGAGAAGCAAGAACTCCTCAAGAACCTGGAGGCGATGCGCCAACTCATCGGCGAAAACAAGACCAAGACCAAGAAACCCAAGGCGGTGCCTAAGTATGTCTCTCAGGCAGGGGCAAATGCCAAGGCACAGCGCCGTCTCCAAGAGGCGGGCAAGTTGGAACCATTCCGCGAGGGTGGTTGCCGATGCCGAACCTACGGGAATGGTCTTGGCAAGCAGTGTAATGCCAAGGCAGGCACCGACGGGTTCTGTAAGACCCATTACCGCAAGGTGGTTCAGGAGGGCAATGGTCTCTGGACTATGGGGTTCTACGACTGCCCGCGCCCTCAAGTGTGGGGTGAGGTAGATGAACTCTCTGGTCTCTGCCATCCAGTGCCTGGCGACCGCAAGAAGGACACTACCATCCCTTGGAAGATGGAGCAGGAGGCATTTGATAAGGCATTTGCCGACCTGAACCAGTTGGACCGCGCTGGGAATGTTGAGTTGGAACTCAAGGACCACATCCCGACCTCGTCTGATGATGATGCTTCTACTATTCCATTCTCTTCTGATGAAGAGGCGGAGCGTCAAGAGGTAGAGCAGGCAGTAGAAGAAGTTGTAGAAGCGCCCAAGGTTCCAGTCATTGAGTGTGTTATGTGTATGAACGACCCGAAAATCACCGAGACAATCAAGGCGGTCGGCACATACGAGAACGAGCAGGGTTGTGTAGAGCATTTGTGTCAGGATTGTCTGGACTACGCACAGGCAGATGAGAGTGATAATGAAGAATAAATAGTTATAGTCTCTATCTTTCTATCGCGTCTATTTAGTTTTATAGGTTAGTCCATAGCACACAATTAGATTTAGGGGTCAGTGAATGTGT